GGAACACCGGGGACTGGAACACCGGGAACAGGAACACCGGGGACTGGAACACCGGGGACTGGAACACCGGGGACTGGAACAAATCGTCTTTTAATACTGGTTGCTTTAATACAGAAGAACAGAAGATCATGCTGTTCAATAAACCGTCAGATATGACTTACAGTGAATGGTTGGGTTCAGATGCAAGATATTTACTGAATCAGATACCAAAGGATGTTGTTGAATGGGTATATGAAGAAGATATGACTGATGCGGAAAAGGCAGCACATCCAACCTATGAAACAACAGGCGGTTATCTCAAAGTGCTTGATGAATCTGAATGTGGTCAGTTGTGGTGGGGCAGCCTGTCAGACCGCAGAAAGGAAATCATCAAGGCAATACCAAACTTTGATGCTGAAATATTCTTCCAGTGTACGGGTGTCAGGGTAGATGAATGATCTGCACTTTATGCCCCATCAGGAAGATGCACTGAACAGAACTGAACAGTTCAACCGTTGTGCTTATTATCTTGATATGGGACTGGGTAAGACCTTTGTAGGTGCTGAAAAAATGTATTTGCTGAACAATGCGGTGAATGTGGTCATCTGTCAGAAATCCAAGATAGATGACTGGATTCAGCACTTCAAAGAATATTACCCAAGTGACCGTGTGATGAACCTGACCAAGAAAAGTGAAGCAATCAATTTCAGGACACTTGTTGATACCAAAGAATTATACAAAATGGATATTCAGATTATTGGTGTCATCAATTATGAAACAGCGTTCCGGCGGGATTGGTTACTGAAATTACAGGGTTTTACCATGATGCTTGATGAATCAAGTCTTATCACAAATGAAACCGCCAAGCGTTCAAAATTCATTCTGAAAATGAAACCTGAAAGCGTGATTTTGTTATCAGGAACACCGACAGCCGGGAAATATGAAAGGTTGTGGTCACAGGTGCAGTTGTTGGGGTGGAACATCACAAAGAAAGCCTTTTACAACAGTTATGTTGTGACAGAATGGGTTGAGAACGAGGACGGGTTCAAGCGTGAGGTTCTCACCGGGTACAAGCACACGGAACATCTGAAAAAGAAACTTGCAAGTTATGGTTGCATCTTTATGAAAACAAGTGAAGTCCTTGAACTTCCTGAACAGACTGAACAGAAAATATTCTTTAAGTCCACACAGGCGTATAAGTATTTTACCAAGAACAGTTACCTGTTGTTTGATACGCTGAATTACTGCAAGTTTGATGATTCAGACAGTGAGAATGAAAACCCGTGTGTCGAACTGGTCGGTGATAACAGCCTGACAAAAATGTTATATGCCCGGCAGTTATGCGGGCAATATCACAAGGAAAAATTGCAAGGTTTGCGGGACTTGGTTGAATCAACAGAAGATAGACTGATTGTGTTTTACAACTTCACTGCTGAACTAGATGCAATGCAACGGGTGCTGAATGATCTGAACAGACCTTATTCAGTTGTGAACGGTCAGAAGAAAGACCTAACAGCATACGAAAATGCAGATGATTCAATCACATTCATTCAGTATCAGGCGGGTGCAATGGGTGGTAACTATCAGAAAGCAAACAAAATCATATATTACACACTGCCACTTGGCAAAGGGTCATGTGATTTGTGGGAGCAGTCAAAGAAGCGTATTCACCGCATAGGACAAGCCAAACCGTGCTTTTACTATTACTTATTGGTGAAAGGTACAGTTGAAGAAAATAACCTTGCAGCATTAAAAGAAGGGAAGGAATTGACAGATGAACTTTTCAAAGATACTTAACTGGATATTTGAAATCATGGCGTTCATTGGTGTGATTCTGATAATTCCCGGAATCATTTATTTGAAGATTATGGAAAGAGGTGATGAACATTGAACTATTCAAAGAGCATGAGAAAGTCGGCAATGGTCAAAAGGGTCTTGATTCTGATTGGCGCTGCACTTGGTATTGGTTTGGTGATTGGTAATGTGTCAGGATATGCCATGAAAACTCATATAACCGCAAAGGACAAAGAGAAATCAACAGAACGCAGACTTGAACGGTCAAGCACAGAAACCCTTGTATATGGGGCGTATGATGACAGAACTTTCACACAGGAAATTTCCCTTGACTGGTGTGTGGGTGACTTGAACTTCACACCGCTTGACTGCAAGATGCCGGAAGAACAACAGGAATTTACATATTATCTTTGTGCCGGGTACAACCTTGATTTTACCCTTGTCATGGCACTGATACAGAATGAAAGCAGTTTTGACCCGTCAGTTGTCAGTGCAACACATGATTATGGTTATATGCAGATCAATGAAATGAATCACCAGTGGTTGACTGATACCATTGGGGTTACGGATTTCACAGACCCATACCAAAACATCAGGGCGGGTGTGTTCGTACTTAGAAAGTTATATGAACGGTATCAAGATACCAACATGGTACTGATGGCGTACAACATGGGTGAAGATGGTGCTGCCCGGTTATGGGAAAAAGGCATTTATTCCACAGACTACACAGAAAAGATTCTGAACTATCAGATGCAGTTCAATGAACAGTTGGGCGGTGATTGATTTGGGTAAGAAATGGGAAGTTGTTGATGGTCATCCAAATTATGAGGTCAGCAGAATGGGACAGATCAGAAACCTCCGAACAGGTAACATACTTGCACCGTATGATGATGGAAGTGGTTATTTGCGGGTGAAATTGGACGGTGAAAATTGCAGACTTCACATATTAGTTGCAGTTGCACACGTTCCAAACCCTGATCCTGAAACAAAAAACATTGTGAACCACAAGCGGGGTAAAAAGCACGATTGCAGAGCATCACAACTTGAATGGGTTACACAGGCTGAAAATATTCAACACGCTTGGGACACTGGACTATGTAAACGCAAGGGAAGGAAGGTCAATCATGGCACAAGAAAAAAACTTTGAAAATAAGGTCAAGAAGTTCCTGAAGGACAAGGGTGCTTGGGTGCTGAAATACTGGGGTGGTGCTGCTTATACAAAAAGCGGTGTTCCTGACCTGTTGGTTTGCTTCAACGGGTGGTTTTTAGGAATCGAACTGAAAGCACCAAAGGGCAGACCGTCAGACTTGCAGTTATACAACCTTAGACAGATTGAAAAGGCGGGCGGTGTCGGCATCCTGTTATACCCAAAAGACTATGACCAATTCAAGGGATTCATTGAACACCTTGAACTTGGAGAATTACCAGTCAATTTATATGGTGTCTATCCATTCCTGAAAGAATGGAATCACATAAAAAAATAATTAAAGGAGTGAAAGAGCATGGCAGCAAAAAAGAAAGCAGATGCAGCGGTTGAGAATACCGCAGAAGTAACACAGGAAACAACTGAACAGGTTAAGGACACAGTTGAACAGATGACAGAGGACAACAAGAAGGAACTTGACAATAAGAAGTATGTGGTTGACCACTTACTTTCAACCAAGCGTGAGGGAATGGAAGATCTGATTGATTACATGGAACAGATCGGATTCTTTGAAGCACCTTGCAGTGGTGGAAATCATCTTGCTTGTCAGTTCGGACTTGTTCACCATAGTAGAAATGTAATGATGGCAGCAGAAAATATTGGTTATGCACTTCTTGGCAAAGTCAAGTATGAAGAAATCCGTGATTCAGTCATCATTGCTGCTGCACTGCATGACCTTGGTAAGTGCGGGGACTTTGGTAAGCAAATGTATGTGCCTAACATGATTAAGGACGGTAAACCTACCAATGCAGAGCCGGAACAGAAGTATAAGCAGTCAGAAAGCAAGCCGTTCAAGCGTAACCCGGAACTGTTACCACTTGACCACGCAACCCGCAGCATCAAGTTAGCAACCCTTTTCATTGACCTGACGGAAGAAGAAGAATTTGCTATCAGATACCATGATGGTCTGTATGAATCAGCAAACTATGGTGTCAAAGGGAATGAAACGGCACTGTACTTGATTCTGCACTATGCTGATTTATGGTCAAGCCGTATCACAGAAGGTAGCACTGATGAAGGTGGTGATGAATAATGGAAGATATTTCAAAGGCAATAGAACTTGCAATTACAGCCTTCAAAGAAAAATTCGGTGAAGATGCCAAATTTGAAGAAGGTGATGAAGTTGTCTTTCAGTTGAATAATTGTGTGTTAATTATCAGCATTGAAGATAACACAATGAAACAGAAATTCATTGGTGGTCAACCTATTAAGATTGACCATACTTTGAAAATTTATGAAAGTGAGGAATAAAACTATGGCACAGATGCTTTTGATTATGGGTGAATCAGGTACAGGAAAAAGTACCAGTATGAGAAATTGTGACCCGGCAACAACGGCAGTTGTGAACCCGGTTGGTAAACCGTTACCGTTCAAGGGTAAGTTCACAATGCTGAACAGTGATGTTGAATCACGCAAGATTTGCAAGTTTATGAAGGAACAGGCAGCAGCCGGGAAGAAGCTGATTGTTGTTGATGACTTCCAGTATATTCTTTCAGTTCCGTACATGAACCGTATCAAGGAAAACGGTTGGGATAAGTGGAATGACTTCGGTGCAAATTATTTTGAAATCATTGAAGTCTGCAAGGAACTTCCTGATGATGTGGTGGTTGCTTATATGACCCACACAGAAACCCTTGACAATGGTGTTACTACAATCAAGCTGATTGGAAAATTACTTCGTGAGAAGATCACCATTGAAGGACTTTTCACAATCGTTCTTAGAACAATGGTCAGTGAAGGAAATTATTACTTCTGCACACAGAACAACGGTAAGGACACCGTAAAGTCACCTATGGGAATGTTCCCAGCGTATGCCATTGACAATGATCTGAATTATGTTGCTGATAAAATCCGCAACTTCTATGAAGTCGGTAAATACAAATCTGATGCTGAAATGGGTCAGGCAGATGCACAGGCTGCATCCGACATTGAAAAGCCTGATACAAACGGTAGACGGGCAAGAGGTAGTAAGGCAGCCAAGACCACAACCACAGCAACACCACCTACAACAGAGGATTCAGAGCCTAAGAAGGGAAGAACCGCCCGCAAGACACATGATGAAGTTGTGGAAGAAAATAATCAGAAAATGGCTGATTACATGGCAGAGCGTGACAAGGCTATTGATGCGGTTGCTGATGGGCGTGAAGAAATCCCGTTTGATGAAGCGTGTGAAGCTGCTGATTCAGTACCTATGCCGGAACTTGAAACACCGCCAAGAAGAACACGCAAGGAAAGAAAGGCAGCAGAACAGGACGGTACAACAAACACTGATTCTGAAAGTGTTGTACTGGATGCAGATACTTACTTCTATGTTCCGGCTAATGACAACTATGTGATGAAACACAAAGGTGACAAAGTTGACCTGATTGTTGACGGTGTGGAAGTAATGAAGGTCATCAGCAAGGAAGAATTTGGTGAAGGTGTGAAGCGTTTGGCACAGGCGGGCAACACACAGCCTGAAAATCCTATTGACGGGGCAATGAACCCACCTGAAAAGGGCAGAAGAACAAGAAGAAGAAGAAGTGCAGAACAGGCAAAACCTGATGCAGATACAACAGCGGATGAAACCCCGGCAGTAGATGAACAGCCTACTGGTGGAAGAACCCGCAGAGTAAGAAAAACACGCTAAGAAAGTGAGGTAAAAGAATATGAACAATCCTTTTGGTTTACCTGATGAACTGTTTGGTGCAATTCTTGCATCTGCAATTACAGAAGGAATGAACACGGCAAGTAGCCGTTCAATGAAGCAGCCGAACCCGGCAGTACCTAAACAGAACACTGCACCGGAAGATGGTGCAAAAGCTGCAAAGAAAATCTATGATTCCTATGTTGCAGCCGGATTCAATGAAGTTCAGGCGTTTGAGTTGTTAAAGTTAGTATTAAGCAAATAAGAAAGGTAAAAGGTGAAATATTATGGCTATTGATTTTAGTGCATTTGATGACAAGATTGATTTACAGGAGTTACAGAACGAGGTGCAGAACGCACCTGACAATGATTTTGCTGATGTGCCGGACGGTACATATATCATTGGTATTGAGAAGATGGAAATTAAGCTGACAAAGGCACAGGACAAGCTGATGTTTGCGGTTCAGGCAAAAATTAAGGAAGGTGATCAGAAGAACCGCATGATCTTCTTCAACCGCACTATTTCCGGCAACAGTTCCCCTAAATGGACTGACGGACAGGCAATCAAGAGTGTTTGCACTTGGGTGAACAAGCTGATTGCAGAGGATGAAGAACCTGTCACATTCGTAAATTATGCGGATTTTGCAGATCAGATTCTTGATGTGTTCCAGTCCATTCAGGGTGCGATTGAAATTGAGGTTGATTACAAGGCTGATGCTTTCAACCCTATCACAATTAAGGAAGTTTATGCCTGCTAAAATTTTTTACTTGAAAAGTAGATAAAATATCTACAAAATAGAAATGTCAGGCGGTGGCGGGGTCACACCTTCCACCGCTATTTTCAGAAAGGGTGAATGTAGTGATATTTTATGACTTTGAGGTTTTCAAGGAAGATTGGCTTGCTGTTTTCATTGATGTGACCAAGAAAAAAGAATATGTGATAATCAATAACCCTGATGAATTAAAAGCCTTATATGAAGCTAATAGCAAGGATATATGGGTAGGTTATAACAACCGCCACTATGACCAGTACATTATGAAAGGTATTCTGTTGGGAATGAATCCCAAAAGAATCAATGACTGGATAATTGTTGAAAAAAAGGAAGGGTGGCAATTTTCATCAGCGTTCAACAAAGTTCCAATGATTAACTATGATGTTATGCCGAACCCCCCGGTTGGTTTGAAAACACTGGAAGGTTTTCTTGGTAGCAATATCAAGGAAACGGATGTTGATTTTAGAATAAACAGGAAATTAACCAAGGAAGAAATTGAAATGACGGTTTTCTACTGTCGGCATGATGTGGAAGAAACCATCAAAGTATTCCTTGAAAAAATAGATGAATTTAATGCAATGCACGGTATCATTCAGGCTTTCCCGGATATTGTGAACCTGTCTGATATAGGGGACAGTGAAGCAAGAATCACCGCAAAAGTGCTTGGGTGTTCCCGTAGATCATTTGAAGATGAATTTGATTTCTACTTTTTACCATGCTTGCAACTGAAAAAATATAAATATGTTCAGGACTGGTTTGAACAGAAAAGACAGGAAGCCTTGTCAATGGACTTGGCACACATGGATAAATACTCAAAACGTACATGGTACAAAGAACAAGGTCTTGAAACCGTGGTTGCGGGTATTCCTCATTCATTCGGTTTTGGTGGCGTTCATGGGGCAACAGCTACACCAATTCATAAGACCGGGCAACTGCTGCACGTTGATGTAAACAATTACTATCCTTCAATGCTGATTGCTTGGGGACTGGTTACAAGGGCAGCAACTAATGACAATTACCCGTTAGTGTATAACACACGAAAAGCCATGAAGGAAAAACAGATTGCTGCAAAAAACGCCGGAAACAAGAAAGAAGTCAAACGGTGGAAGAAAGCACAGTTGCCATATAAAAAGATGCTGAACGCCCTGTCAGGTGCAATGAAGGATGAAACCAACGCAGCGTATGACCCAAGGAACAACAACTGTATGTGCATCAATGGTCAGTTGATGTTGCTTGACCTGATCGAACACCTTGAAGTTGTACCGGGATTTGAACTGATTCAGTCCAACACGGACGGTCTTATTATTTGGATTCCTGACACAGATGAAGCCTTTGAAATGGTTGATGATATTTGTTGGGAATGGGAACAGCGTTGTTCCACAGATCAGTGTTCAATTCTTCTTGAACTGGATAACATCAGTGAAATTTATCAGAAGGATGTGAACAATTACCTTTGGGTTGGTATTGACGGTGGTGTTGAAAGAATCGGTGCTTATGTGAAGGAACTTTCAGCGGTTGACAATGATCTGCCAATCCTGAATAAAGCACTGGTTGACTACATGGTCAAGAAAGTACCAGTTGAACAGACTATCAACCAGTGTGATGACCTGATTATGTTTCAGAAGATTGTCAAGTTATCAGACAAGTATGATTGGGTGGAACATGAGCATTGCAACCCGGTCATTAGTCATACAGGCAAAAGGGTCATCAAAACAGTATATGAATACCCTGACAAGGACAAATACACATATAAGTCATACAGGGTGTTTGCATCCAACAATCAGCAGCATGGTAGACTGCTGAAACGTAAACAGGTGAAAGCCAAGGGTGAAAAGTTTGGTAACACCCCTGACCACTGCTTCATATTCAATGATTCAGTTGTTGGGGTAAAGACACCGCCTGAACTTGATAGGCAGTGGTACATAGATTTAGCAAAGAAACGCTTGAAACAATTTGGTGTTGTAGCGTAACACCGGGAAGGAAGGTTTTCATGGATTTAGAAATCAGATATGAAAATAGTTCAATGACAGTTCATCTTGAAGAATTTCTTTCATGCCGGAGCATTACCAAGGTCAGGAAACTGCTGAAACTTATCAGAAGCAGTTTCACCCCGGAATGTGAACAGCAGATTAAAGAATTTGTTCAGGAACAGACTGAACAGTTTGAACAGGTTCAGAAGGAACACAGTATTTACATTGAAGGATACACGCAAAAGGTCAAGTATGCAGAACAGCAGATCAGGCAGACAAAGCACTGTATTTCACAGATTCAGACGGGTGTTAAAAACTCGCAGCTTCTCCGGGATTCACACAGGAAGAACACAAAAGTTTGGAAGGATCGCAATGCTGATGTAAAAAAGTACAGGGAACGCCTAAAAGAACCAAGGGCAACTTTGAAGGAACAGAATGAAGAACTTAGGAACTTGAAAACACGGTTATGGAAAAGGCAAAAGGCTTTCGACTGCAATGTCAGAAACAAGGAATTTTATAAAAAAGTGATGCAAGAAATCACTTAAAGGATGGTGATAAAAAAATGCCACTATACAAAGGTTATGTTGAAACCAAAGGCAAGGCAAGCATTGAAAAACTGAAAAACAGAACCACATGGAAAACCTATGATGAAGTGAAGAACCTGAACGGGTTCGGCGGGGTTTTGGCTGATGACACTATCCTTATTGACATTGATGATTCTGACCAATCTGAAATTCTGATGAACATTGTGGAAGAACTGCAACTTGACTGTAAAGTCCTTTGTACCAGTAGGGGAAAACATTTTCTTTTCAAGAATCATACCATTGCAAGGAACAGGACACACGTTCAGTTGGCGATTGGTCTTACTGCTGATATAAAAGTCGGCAGTAAGTTATCCTATGAGGTTATCAAGATTGACGGTGAAGAAAGATTTTGTGAATGGGACATTGAAGAAGGTGGAAAGTATCAGGAAGTTCCCAAGTGGTTGTTTCCGGTCAAGGCAACCGCAGACTTTGTTGATATGGATGCCGGGGACGGAAGGAATCAGGCGTTGTTTAATTACATTTTGACCCTGACTGCAAATGACTTCACGGTTGAAGAAACCCGTGAGTGTATCCGCATCCTGAACAAGTTTGTTCTGAAACAACCGCTGTCAGATGATGAACTGGAAGTGATCTTGCGTGATGATGCTTTTCAGAAACCTGTTTTTTTCCTTGGCAGCACATTCTTGTTTGATAAGTTTGCCACATTTATGAAGAATACTGCACACGTTATCAAAATCAACGGACAGTTGCACATATACAAAGACGGTGTGTATTCCAATGGGTACAAGGAAATTGAATCAAACATGATTCAGCATATTCCAAACTTGAAAAAGATGCAACGCCGGGAAGTGCTTGATTATATGGAACTGATTGTTGATGAAAAGGTACAGTCAGATGCAAACCTGATTGCTTTCAATAATGGCATATATGACATTGTGACCGGGGAACTGAAACCATTCAGCACGGACATTGTTATTACTAACAAGATTCCTTGGGACTACAAGCCGGATGCCTATTCTGAACTGGCAGACAGTACACTGAACAAGTTAGCGTGTGGTGATGCAGCAATCAGGGCATTGTTGGAAGAATGTATTGGTTACTGCTTTTACAGAAGAAATGAGTTAGGCAAGGCGTTCATCCTGACAGGTGACAAGTCCAACGGTAAAAGTACATTTTTGGATTGCGTCAAAGCAATCCTTGGTGATCGGAACATTTCAGCACTTGACCTGAAAGAACTGGGGGACAGGTTCAATACTTCAATGATGTTCGGTAAACTGGCAAACATTGGTGATGATATTGGTGATGATTTCCTTCAAGGTTCACAGGTCAGTGTGTTCAAAAAAATAGTAACAGGTAACCGCATCAAGGCAGAGCGTAAAGGACAAGACCCGTTTGAGTTCAACCCGTTCATCAAACTGTTATTCAGTGCCAATGATATTCCCCGCATGAAGGACAAGACAGGGGCGGTACTTAGGCGTTTGGTTATCATCCCATTCAACGCCACATTCAGCAAAGATGACCCGGATTATGAACCATTCATCAAATACAAGCTGACACAGGAAGAACCCATTGAATACTTTATCAGGTTAGGTGTGGAAGGTCTGAAAAGGGTCATCATAAATAACGGGTTCACAAAATCAGACAAGGTTCAGAACCAGTTGGATGAATATGAAGAAGAGAACAACCCTATCCTTGCATTTATCAATGACACGGGTGTTGACAGAATTGAGAACCAACCAACCAATGAAGTATATAAGCGGTATCAGGTATTTTGTGCAGACAACAGTATGCAGCCAATGTCAAATATTGTATTCAGTAAGCAGATAAATAAAAGACTTGGGTTCAGAGTGATTCAGAAGAAATTGAACAATAAAAATTGTAAGATATTTGTTTCATAGCAGAAAGGAAGGTGATTGAATGTGTCAGAAAAACTGCAAATATTGGAACTTTTTGGTGGCATAGGGTCACCAAGGGTTGCCCTTAGAAACATAGGTGTTTCAGTAAAATCTATTGATTATGTGGAAATTGATGAAAAGGCGGTCAGGTCATACAATGCAATGTTTGAACAGGAATCAGCATATTCACCGCAGACAGTAGTGGGGTGGAATCTTCAACCTGATATTCTGATTCACGGGTCACCGTGTCAGGATTTCAGCATTGCGGGGCATCAGGGAAAAGCAACGGCAGCAGACGGAAGAATAAATAAAGGAAAAGGTGCTGATGAAGGTTCAGGGACAAGATCATCCCTGATGTGGGAAACGGTACATATTATTGAACAGATGGGTGAGTGGAAACCAACTGTTGTGATATGGGAAAACGTAAAGAATGTTTTATCAAAGCACATGGTTCACAACTTCAACCGTTACCTGTCATATATGGAAAAGTTGGGTTATTCCAATAATTACAAAGTGTTAGACTGCCGTGATTATGGAATACCACAGGCACGGGAACGGTGTTTCACAGTATCAATTCTTGGTGACAATGCTTTTGATTTTGAACTGATGGAAAAAAGACCCATGAAAAACATTTCAAATTTTCTTGAATACGGTGATGTTCCTGATTGCTACTTGGTGACACAGCCAAGTGTTTATTCAGTAATTGGTAAGAAAGGAATTAGAAGGGCAACCATAATCAAAGATTATGTAAATACTATAACAACAAGACAGGATAGGACACCCGCACAGGTCATTGATCTTGGTGGTGGAAAATACAGATATTTGACAGAACTGGAATGTTGGCGGTTGATGGGGTATTCGGATGATGATTTTTATGCAGCAGAAGCAACTTGCAGAGTTGAACCGGGGAAAATGAACAGAACCTTATATCATCAGGCGGGTAATTCCATACCCGTACCGATATTTGAAAGTATGTTCAGTGCAATGCTGAACAGTGGGATTATAAGAAAGGAAGGTATCAATTAGTGAAAGGTGGAAGAAATACAGAAGGTTATGCAGACCCAACGGCAACTATTGCGGTTGGTAGAGTTGCAAAGGAAGAACGTGAACAGATTGAATGTGAAGCAGCAGACAAACGTGCCTATGATCTGATTAAGGTTTTGAAGTACATCATCAAAGGTGCGGGGTTTGAACTGACTGAACGTGTTCAGGTAAAAGATACCAAGACGGGAAGGGTTTACAGATGAATGAAATATTTACAGGTACATTTGATAGGTGGACATGGTTTCCACAAATGAAACCTTGGGAACTGGAAGTAATGAGTTCCAACAAAAAGGTTCAGAGAATGAAAGACAGGCAAGATAGAAAGGTGAGGTTAAGAAACCATGGAAAATAAGATTTTGGAATTATTAGAACAGAAGGGCAGCGTATCAATGAATGATGATATTTTTCCGTTGGTGGAAAAAGAATTTGAAGGTCAGGTGATTGGTGCAGAACTTTATGAACTTGCACACCAATACATATCACAGTTGTTGTATGGGGTACATACTGCCGGGATTGCCGTGATTGCTGTTCCTAAGTTTGCAGCGGGTCAGCAGTTTGGTCAGATGGTTGTTGCTGATGTGATTTATACAAAGGTGAATGATACACCGTATGATTTTATGCAGTAGTTGCGGTTGGTAACTGTTGGTAACGGTTCACGGTAACGGTTGAAAGTCTTTATCTATGCGGTTTGTAACGGTAGTAACGGTTAAATGTAATTTTCTTATTATTTTTATATAAGTATTTTTTATGTATTTATAAAAAGTAAAAATATAGAGTATAAGGGTTTAACAGTTACCGTTACCAACCGTTACCATCAGTATTTACAAGGCTTTCAAGGTATTTTTTGCCAATTTTCAACCGTTACCCAACCGATACCAAGGAAAGGATAGGTGAAAGTGATGAATAATAAGAAATTGACTGCACGGCGGTACTTAGAGCAGATACAGGAATTTGATATTTATATCAATCAGGACTTAGAACGCCTTGAAGAAATGAAAATCAATGCTTGCAGTACAGGGGCAATAGATTATTCCAAGGATAGAGTGCAGACAAGTCCGTCAGGTGATACACTTTGCAAACAGGTAACAAATTATGTTGCTTTCAATGATAAAATCAATGCAGAAATTGACAGTTTTGCAGATGCTAAAGAACAGATCATCAAAGAAATCAGAGGTTTGCGTGATAAAAATTATGTTCAGGTGTTGTATAAAGTGTATGTTCAGTACAAGACAGTGAAACAGGCATCCAAGGAAATGAAAAAGTGCTATAATTACACGGTTGAACTGCATAACAAGGCACTTGCAGCGTTTGAAAAAACTTATCAAAACTTACATTATTTGATGTAATCGGTTATAATCTGACGATTGACAAACGGGTACAAGACAATTATGATAAACTTGCAAAAACTGGGTTGCAGATAATTCTTATGAATTATCTGCAATTTATTTTTTACTGCCGATATTTGCACCCTGAAATGTAATGTTTCAGGGATTTTTTATTGCAAAAATACATGAAAGGGGTGTTGTTTGATGGCAAAAACGGCAAAATTAACTGAAAAACAGCAGCGTTTTGTTGAAGAATACCTGATTGACCTGAACGCAACACAAGCAGCCATTCGTGCGGGTTATTCGGCAAAAACAGCAGATCAGCAAGGTTCAAGGATGTTGGCAAATGTCAAGGTTCAACAGGCAATTAGTGTTGCAATGGCAGAACGCAGCAAAAGAACAGGAATCAATCAGGACAGGGTTGTTTTAGAACTTGCCCGCATTGCTTTTGTGAAGATGACAGACCTTGTTGATAGTCACGGAAGAATCAAAGACAATGCAACTGATGATGACCTTGCCTGTATTGAATCCGTGAAATATAAACAGTCTGAATCAGAAACCGGGTCAAGTGTTGAAAGGGAAGTGAAGATTTCACCAAAGCTGAAAGCACTTGAATTACTTGGTAAGCATTTGGGTATGTGGAATGACAAGATTGATGTGAATATCACACAGCCTATTGTTATCACTGGTGAAGATGCCCTTGAAGATTAGGCGGTGATTGCCTATGGTAAAGAACCGCATTTCTTCACAATATGTTTTTGGGTATCAGAAATTTATCCTGTACCCGGAAGATTACAAGACTACAAAGTCCGGCAAGAAGAAAGTGCTGCTGCCTGAACTGGTTGGTAAGGGTTACGGTACTTTTTGGCGTTGGAAAGGTAGATATAGGGTATGCAAGGGTAGCCGTGCATCCAAGAAATCAAAAACAACTGCCCTTTGGTACATCACCAATATGATGAAGTACCCACAGGCAAATACCCTTGTGGTCAGAAAGACTTTCAGAACCCTGAAAGATTCCTGTTTCACAGAATTGAAGTGGGCGATTCACCGCCTTGGTGTTGATGCCTTTTGGGAAATCAAAGAATCACCACTTGAAATGACCTATAAACCGACAGGTCAAAAGATTTATTTCAGGGGACTGGATGACCCCCTGAAAGTAACATCAATAACCGTTGATATTGGTTGCTTGTGTTGGATGTGGATTGAAGAAGCGTATGAAATCAGTTCAGAAGATGATTTCAATATGCTTGATGAATCAATCCGTGGTGCTGTTCCTGACGGTTCAGGACTGTTCAAGCAAATAACCCTTACACTGAACCCGTGGAATGAACACCACTGGATAAAGAAGCGGTTTTTTGATAACACAGATGATGAAACCCTTGCAATGACCACCAATTACAAGTGCAATGAATGGTTGGATAAGGCAGACTTAAAAGTCTTTGAAACCATGAAGAAGCAGAACCCAAGGCGTTACAAAGTAGCGGGTCTTGGTGATTGGGGTATTGTAGACGGTCTTGTCTATGAAAATTGGGAAGAAAAGGCGTTCAGCGTTGATGAAGTCAAGAAGATTGCCGGGGTCAAGTCTGTATTTGGTCTTGACTTTGGTTATACAAATGACCCGTCAGCACTGTTTTGTGGTCTGATAGATCAGTCAAGCAAGACTATTTGGGTATTTGATGAAATGTATCAGCCGGGTATGAGTAATGAAGCCATTGCCGAACAAGTTCAGCGGATGGGATATGTGAAAGAGAAGATCACAGCCGATTCAGCAGAACCAAAGAGCATTGACCGCTTGCGTGAACTGGGTCTGAAAGGAATCAGGAAAGCAAGGAAGGGCAAGGACAGCATCAACAACGGCATTGACTTCATTCAGGACTATCACATTATCATTCACCCAAGATGCGTGAATTTCATCACAGAGATCAGCAACTATCAATGGGACAAGGATGCCAAGACAGGCAAGAAACTGAACCGTCCTATTGATGATTTCAACCACCTGATGGATGCAATGCGTTATGCGATTGAACAGATGGCAAAAGGTGATGCCTTTAGTTTTGATTAAGCAATTACCGGGTAGAATACACGGTGTCAGCAGCCGTTTCTTTTTGGACGGTAGGAAAAGGTTGTCAAATGCTTACTCCGGGGCGGTTGCAATCGGTGACCGCCTATGACACCTGTATAACTACTTTTTGAATAAAAGAAACAAATTAGTAACACATACCCTTGGAAACATAGTGTTTTCAGGGGTTTTGATTTTATTATGCAATGAAAGGGGTGAATTGAACCGTGTTCAGTTCCTTAATAAACACACTGACATTGAAGGTTTCAAACTTTATACTGGACGGTGCAAGGTCAAGGATGACTGACAAGGAATTTCTTGAAAAAGAAATTATGAAATGGAAAACGTCACCCCACCGCATCATGCAGATTAAGGGTTCACTGTACTATGACAATGAACATGATATTTTGAAGCGGAAACGTACAATGATAGGTGAGGATGGCAAGTTACAGGTTGTTGAGAACTTACCGAACAACAGGGTCATTGATAACCAATATGCAAAAATGGTCAATCAGAAAGCAAATTATCTGTTCGGTCAGCCTTTTGCAGTAAGTGGTGAGAATGACCAGTATGCTGAACTGCTGAAAAAAGTGTTTAATAAGCGGTTTATGAAAACCATAAAAAACAGCGGTAAAGCAGCATACAACGGGGGAATCTGTTGGTTATATCCGTATTATGACAATGAAGGTCATTTCACTTTCAGGTTGTTCCCCGGTTATGAGATTTTGCCGTTTTGGAAAGACAACGATCATACAATACTTGACTTTGCAGTCAGGCTTTACTTGGTGATTGGGTATGAGGGAACAACCCCAACCGTCATTGAAAAGGTTGAAGTGTATGATGTTGATGGTGTTCACAGGTTCATTCTTGACCACGGCACACTTATCCCTGATCTGACAAACAACGGTGAAGCCGATTGTTACCATGTTACCATGACGGATGCAACCGGGAAAGTGACGGGGTTCAACTGGCAGCGTGTCCCCCTGATTCCATTGAAAGCCAATGAACAGGAAACACCACTGCTGAAAAGGGTCAAGTCTTTACAGGACGGTATCAATGTGATGCTGTCCGACTTTGAAAACAATATGCAAGAAGATGCCCGGAACACCATTTTGGTATTGAAGAACTATGATGGTACTAATTTGGGTGAGTTCAGAAAGAACCTTGCAACATATGGTGCAGTAAAGGTCAGATATGATGGTGACACTAAGGGCGGGGTTGAAACCCTTGAAATCACAGTCAATGCGGATAACTACAAGGCTATTGTGGAAATCTTCAAGAAAGCCTTGATTGAGAACGCAATGGGTTATGATGCCAAGGATGACAGACTTTCCGGCAACCCTAATCAGATGAACATTCAGTCAATGTATTCTGACATTGACATTGATGCAAATGATACAGAAACAGAATATCAGGCAGCCTTTGAAGAAATCCTTTGGTTTGTGAATTGCCATTTTGCCAATACAGGACAGGGGAACTTTGAAGGTGAAGAAGTAGACATCATATTCAACCGTGACATTCTTATCAATGAATCAGAAGCCATTGATAACTGTCAGAAATCTGTTGGTATTCTTTCTGATGAAACAATCATCAGTCAGCACCCTTGGGTGGATGACCCACAGGCAGAACTTGAACGCCTGAAAAAGCAGAAGGAAGAAGCACAGAAAGAAATGCTTGCACAGTATGACCCGTTTAGTACACAGAATGATGACCCTGACAATAAAGGTGACCCAAACAAGGGAAGTCAGGGCGGTGAAGTAGATGAATAACGGTGAATACTGGCAGAAGCGTTTTGAACTGCTTGAACAGGCAGCACACCAACAGGGGGTTCAATGTTATGCGGACATTGAAAAACAGTACCGACAGGCACAGAAGCAACTTGAAGGTCAGATTGCTGCATGGTATCAGCGTTTTGCATCTAACAACGGGGTAACCCTTGCAGAAGCAAAGCGGATGTTGAACGCAAAAGAACTTGCTGAACTGAAATGGGATGTAAACCAGTACATTCAGTACGGTCAGGAAAATGCGATTAACGGCACTTGGGTCAAGCAGCTTGAAAACGCATCTGCAAGATTCCATATCAGCAGACTTGAAGCCTTGAAGTTGCAGACCCAACAGAGCATTGAAGTCATGTTTGGAAACCAACTTGACAGTATTGACAGCACAATGCGGAATGTTTACAAGTCCGGCTATTATCACACAGCCTATGAAATTCAGAAGGGCGTGGGCGTTGGTTGGGATTTTTCCGCACTGGATGACAAGCAGATCAGCAATGTCATCAATAAGCCTTGGGCGGTTGACGGCAAGAATTTCAGTGAAAGGATATGGGGTAACCGTCAGAAGTTGGTCAATGAACTGAACAACACCCTGACACAGAACATCATCTTGGGAAAAGACCCACAGAAAGCCATTGATGAAATTGCCCGGAAGATGAACACTTCCAAGATCAACGCCGGGCGGTTGGTAATGACAGAAGAAGCCTTTTTCAGTTCAGCAGCACAAAAGGACTGCTTTACAGAACTGGATGTTGAACAATTTGAGATTGTGGCAACATTGGATTCCCACACTTCGGATATATGCCGGGGTATGGATGGCAAGCATTTCCCTATGTCTGAATGGAAGGTTGGTGTGACTGCACCGCCGTTTCATGTATGGTGTAGGTCAACCACTGTTCCATTCTTTGATGACGAATTTGACAATGTTGGTGAACGTGCTGCAAGGGGTGAGGATGGCAAGACCTATTATGTACCATCTGATATGACCTATAGGCAATGGCAACAGTCATTTGTTGAAGGTGACAAGACTGGATTGCAAGAAGCAACACCTGATGATACAATTAAGGCAAAGAAAGAAGTAAAACAAGTTGCAGAAGAATTGAAAGCTGAAAATTTTCCTTCTGCTTTTACTGCAAAATCAGAAATGAAGAATACACAGGCACTTGTTGACTATGTGAACAGTTTGGAAGGTGCAGATGCAAATACAGTTGCCTTGTTCAATCGAATGGGTAAACTGGAAAGTGTTGAAAGTAATGGTATACCCTTTAAGATTTCACATGGTAAAAATCATGCAGTTTCAACATCATCTTATACTTTTACCGGGGAACTGGCAGAAGTGAAGTTGACCATACCAAAATTACAGGGTGAAAATCTTGCCGGACAGGTGAACACAACATTACATGAAGAAATGCACCTTATGGACTTGTATGGTAGAAGCAACGTGAAGAAATCAGGTAACTGGTTCAGCACAAGCCGACAATCTTTAGTTGATAAGTTCAAACAGACTTCTTCTGATATGTCAGACGATGTGAAAAAGTTATTTGCTGAACATGATGAAAAGTGGAAAGAAGTGTCAAGTGCTGTTCGTAGTAAGTACAATTCACAAATCACTGCATTGAATGATGCAATGATGAATAGAACTTTTCAGGGTACATATAGTGATTATAAAAAGCAGTATAGCAAGCTGCAATCACTGTTGGAATCTGAACGTGATTATGAGTGTAGAAACATCATGGGCGGTGGAATTGGAAACCTTCAAGATATTTACGATGCACTGTCAGGCGGTGTTTTTCGTGACACTGGTGTTGTTAAGTATGGTCATGGTGGAAAGTATTATCAATCTGTAAACAGTAGAGTACATGAAACTATTGCCAACTATGCAGCGTTGAGTGTGACAAGACCTGATTTGATTGAATTGTTACGTGCTGACAAGCCTGAACTTGTTGCTGAACTGGATGCAGTGATTGTTGAACTTTTGAAGAAAGCGGGTGGTGAATAATGGATGACAAAAAGCTGATAGAAAAATATGTCAAGGTGCGAAAATTGTTCTTTGAAGTAGATTTCCCACCTATGATGATTCAGTTCTTTGATTTAGACAGTGATGAACTACTCGATGAAAAAATAGAAGTTCTGACTGCATTAAAAGAAGGGAAACAGATTTCTGAAATTCCTAACTTTTATGATATTTTGGAACTGTACCCCAAAGATGGGAAACACTGGGATTGAACACCGTCATTTAGGCGGTGTTTTTTCATACCTTAACAAGTTATCAAGGGAATGAAAATAATTGAAATATGACCGTTATATGAGGTCAGAAAGGGGGTTCACAGGTACATGAAAACCAAGACTTAAAGAAAGGGTATGGTGGTCTGAAAATTATCTCCCGGTCACAGGGTCAGAGTGACACAGAAAGGCATCCGGCAACGGGTGCTTTTCTATTTGTCGGAGTTGGTCAAGACGTAAAACCGCAACAACCAAACAATCATGTGGGAGTTACCCCGTATAAAAACGTATTTGAAAGGATGGTGTCATTATGACAAGAAAACAGTTAGAAGATTTAGGACTTTCCAAGGAACAGGTTGACAGCATTATGAAAATCAATGGTGATGACATTGAAAATGCAAAATCTGCATCCGCCGCTGAAATCAAGAATTTACAGACAGAGGTTGACGGACTGAAAACACAGGTGTCTGACAGGGACAAACAGCTTGAAACCCTGAAAGCATCAGCCGGGGACAATGAAGCCCTGACAAAGCAGATTGCAGACTTACAGGCTGAAAATACCAAAGCCAAGGAAACACATGAATCTGAAATGACCCAGTTGAAGGTTGATTTTGCGGTTGAGAAAGCATTGACCGGGGCAAATGCAAAGAATATCAAGGCAGTTAAGGCACTTTTAGACCTGACGGATGCCAAACTTGACAAAGATGGTAATGTCAAGGGGTTGTCTGAACAGATTGAAAAGCTGACCACTGGTGAAGATACAAAGTTCTTATTCGATGCACCGCAGCAGAAACAGCAGCAGACATTCAAAGGCTTTCAGCCGGGGGCATCTGCACAGCAGAAGCCGGGAACAGAGGTTGATACCTCAAAAATGAACTATGATGAATTATGTGCCTACTTAGCGGAAAATCCTGATGCTAAGTTAGAGTAAAAGAAAGGAAAGGTGAAAAAGAATGGCGAACGATAAGTTTGATTCTAAGAGTTTTAACCCGCAGGCTTTCAAGTATATGGTCGGTAGAGTTCCGAACCTTCATATGCACGAAATCAAGAAGTCAAAAGCACTGGCGGGAAATCCTGACATTAAGGATGTGTTCAGTACACAGAATGGTACAAGTTACGCAAGAATTGCAATGCGTGGTCTGTTAGATGGTGATGCAGTCAACTATGACGGTCAGACAGACATTGAAGCAACAGGCACAAAGACCTTTGAACAGGGTGTTGTTGTGGTTGGTCGTGCTAAGGCATGGAAAGAAAAAGATTTCAGCTATGACATTACTGGCGGTGTTGACTTCATGCAGAATATCGCAAATCAGGTTGGTGATTACTGGGATGGTGTTGACCAGAATACCATTCTTGCGATTCTTGACGGTATCTTTGCAATGACAGGTGCAAAGAACCTTGAATTTGTCAACAACCACACCTATGACATTACTGAAAAGGTTGACGGTAAGGTTTCCGCAACCACACTGAACAGTGCAGCAAACAAGGCTTGTGGTGCGAACAAGAAGAAGTTCACACTGGTGTTCATGCACAGTGATGTTTCAACCAACCTTGAAAACCTGAACCTTGTTGCACACTTAAAGTACACAGACAAGGAAGGTATTCAGAGAGATTTAGACCTTTACACATGGAACGGTAAGTTGGTTGTCATTGATGATGATTTACCTACTGTTTCACAGGAAGGTTTCTATATCAAGGCAAAGTCCACTGATGAAGGTGCGGTTGAGGTTGTGGCAAATGATGCAACACCTACTGCAAAACAGGTCAAGTTGGAAGATGTAACACCTGTTGCAGACAGCTACACAACCCCGGCAGTTGGTGATTATGTGGTATTTGTGGATGCGTTCACAGAGTACACAACTTATGTCATGGGTAATGGTGCATTTTCTTATGAGGACATTGGTGCAAAAGTTCCGTATGCTATGGCAAGGGATGAAAAAACAGATGGTGGTGTTGACCTTCTGTATACCCGTCAGAGAAAAGTATTTGCACCTTTTGGTATTTCTTATGAGAAAAAGTCACAGGCAACACTTTCACCTACTGATGCAGAGTTGAAGAACGGTGATAACTGGTCACTGGTACATTCCGGGGAATCAGTTGCATCAAACCGCAGCTACATCAACCACAAGGCAATTCCGATTGCCCGCATCATTTCAAGGGGATAATCTGAAAGGGTGGTTGCTATGTTTAATACTGATGCAGTAAAAGACAGGCTGAAATCTTTGGGTTATGAGGTCAAGGCAGATGATGAATTTGCCTTGACCTTTTGCGTTGAGAAAGTACGCAGCACCATCAAAAATGAAATCAACTGGCAAGATGTGCCGGAAGGACTGGAACACATAGCTGTTGATATGGCAGCGGGTGAATTTCTTCTTTCCAAGAAAACCTTTGCACCAAATGACCTTGTTGGGTTTGATTTAGATTATGCAGTAAAGCAGATTCAGACAGGTGACACCAACACCGTTTTTGCAACTGGTGAAGGTAGCTTGACACCTGAACAAAGGCTGACCGCCTTCATCAATTACCTTTTATCCTATGGAAAGGCTGAATTTAATTCATTTAGGCGAATCCGATGGTAAACGCAATTCAGGCAGCACAAAAGGCTGCAAGAAAGGCTATTGAAGCAACCTATTTTGGTACTTTGACAGTCACAGAAAGGAAAAAGGAAAAAGATGAAAGGTCGAAGCTGACAAAAGATGTTGAAGTGGTTGTTTTGGAAAATCAACCATGTAAATTGTCATTTGAAAAACTGCAAACTGCTATTCAGTCAGATTCAGCAGCAACCATCACACAGGTGACGAAATTATTTGTTTCCCCTGATATTTCAATCAATGCGGGTTCAAAAATCACTGTATCACAGGATAATGTGACTACTGATTACACTTGCAGCGGTGTCCCGGCAATATATCCGACACATCAGGAAATTATTCTTGAATTGTTCAAGGACTTTGCATAATGGGTAGAATGGGGAATTTCAATATTGATGGGTTGAAAAAGTTCAGGGATGAACTGAACAAGCTGCAAGACCCTGATAAATTTGTTGAAGCGTGTGCAAAGGAACTTGCTGCTCGTTTATTGCGGATGGTGGTGAAAAGAACCCCGGTAGGGGAATATCCAAAGAGTTCAGGAAAAAAAGGCGGTACTTTAAGGCGTGGGTGGACTGGTGAAAAAAGGTCATCTGCACAGAATTATGCTGATTCCCTGACTGTTCATCATTTTGGTGATACTTATGTCATTGAGATTGTGAACCCGGTTGAATACGCATCCTATGTTGAATATGGTCACAGAACCGCAAATCACAAAGGATGGGTCAAGGGTAGGTTTATGATGACCATATCTGAACAGGAACTTGAAAAGATTGCCCCGAAGGTACTTGAAAACAAGATTAAAAAATATTTAGGGGGATGTTTGAAATGATAAATTCAATAATTGAAGCAATCAGCATTTCCCTGAATGAAGAATTTGGGGATGGCTATGAAACCCACATGGAAGAAATCAAGCAAGGTTTGAAAGAACCTTGTTTTTTTATTACTTGTCTGAACCCCACAACTGAACTGTTCCTTGGAAAGCGTTATTTCCGAACCAATCAGTTTTGCATCCAGTATTTCCCTGAAACTAATGAAAAGCAAAGGGAATGTAATGGTGTGGCTGAAAGAATGTTGCAGTGCTTGGAGTACATCACAATCTATGGTGAGGATAAGCCAATCATGGGGACAAAAATGAAATATGAAGTAGTTGACGGTGTTCTGAATTTCTTTGTGAATTATGACTGTTTTATCAGAAAGACAGAGCAGCAGACACCTATGGAAAGTTTACAGGCAAGTACCAGTGTGAAGGAAGGTGGTTGATTTGGCAGCAACAAGAAAAAATACAGGCGGTGCAAAAACTGAACAGAATGAACAGAAGTTCAGCAAGGAACAGATTCTTGCATCTGCCCGGTATGCAAACAGAAGGGACTTGGTGGATGCCCTTCTTGATAAAGATAAAAGTTACACCTTTGAAACTGTTGACAACATGATTGAGAAATATAAGAAAGGACAGGTGAAATAATATGGCTTTAGGTGGCGGTAGTTTTACCACACAGAACAAGGAACTTCCCGGTGCATATATCAACTTTGTATCGGCTGCATCTGCATCTGCTGCACTGTCTGACAGGGGAATTGCTACAATGCCCCTTGAACTTGACTGGGGCAAAGAAGGGGAAGTTTTTGAAGTAACCAGTGGAGATTTTCAGAAAAACAGCCTGAAAATTTTTGGGTATGCCTATGACAGTCCTAAGATGAAAGGTCTTAGGGATTTGTTCATTGGTGCTAAGACATTGTATGCGTATCGTTTGAATGGCGGTGGAACAAAGGCAGAAAATACTTTTGCAACTGCTTTATATGGCGGTACACGTGGAAATGATTTGAAGATTGTCATTCAGGCAAATGCAGACGATTCCAAGAAGTTTGATGTTATCACATACCTTGGAACAGTCAAGGTTGATTCACAGACTGTCACAAAGGCATCTGAACTTGTGGCAAATGAGTATGTGACATTTAAGACCGATGCAACGCTTGCAGTAACAGCTTCAACACCGTTATCAGGTGGTACAAATGGAACTGTTGACGGTACTGCACATCAGACTTACTTGGATAAGATTGAATCTTATACTTATAACGCAATGGGTGCAGCGGTTACAGATGAAACCACAAAGAAACTGTATGTTGCGTTCAACAAGCGTTTGCGTGATGAAATGGGTATCAAGTTCCAGTTGATTCTTTACACCATTGCTGCCGATTTCATGGGTACTATCAGTGTTAAGAACAAGGTAACTGATGATGGTTGGTCAGAAGCATCCCTTGTATACTGGGTAACTGGTATTCAGGCGGGTTGTGCAGTCAACAAGTCTTGTCAGAATAAGAAGTATGACGGTGAATTTACCGTTGACACTGATTATACGCAGACAGAGTTGAAACAGGCAACAAAGAACGGTGAATTTGTACTTCACAAAGTAAATGCTGATGTTCGTGTTCTTGAAGATATTAACACAATGGTCACAACTTCTGATACTTGTGGTGATGTATTTAAGGACAATCAGACAATCAGGGTCATTGACCAGTTAGGTAATGATGATGCTGTTCTGTTCAATACCAAGTATTTAGGTGTTGTTCCTAACAACGCATCAGGCAGAACTTCCCTTTGGTCTGACCTTGTAAAAATCAGAAGTCAGTTACAGGATTTAGGTGCAATCGAAAACTTCAATGATTCTGATGTTACGGTTGCACAGGGCGATTCCAAAAAGGCGGTTGTGGTTACTTCTGCAATTACCGTTGTGAACGCTATGGGTAAACTTTATATGACAGTTACGGTTGCGTAAGAAAGTGGGTGATAAAAGATGAACGATAACATTACTATGAAAGCAAGGGACACCATTGCTGCAAAGTTGGCTGAATGTTTTATCACGATTGGAACACGCAGATACAACTTCATGCAGATGATTGACATGGAAGCAAAGGTTGAAAAGACCAAGACCACAGTTCCCCGCCTTGGTGCTATTATGGCGGGTCACAAGTCATGCGGTATGGAAGGTACATTTTCAGGAACTGCACATTATAACCAGTCAGTGCTTAGACAGGCACTTCTTGATTATAAGAACACAGGTCAGGATGTGTACTTTGAAATGCAGATTACTAACGATGACCCGACAAGTGAAGCGGGCAGACAGACAATCATCTTCTATGATTGCAATACTGACGGTGGTATTCTTGCAAAATTCGATGCTGACGGTGAGTATTTGGATGAAGAAATTGAAGGAACATTTGAGGATTTCTCAATGCCTGAATCTTTTGCAAATCTGACCGGATTTCTTACCAACTAAACAATGAAAAACCCCTTGTGTGAGTTTATATAACGCTCATATGAGGGGTTTTTGCTATTCAATGATAAACAGAAAGGGGACAAATAAAAATGTCAAAATTCAGTCGATTTATGAAAGCGAACAAAATCGCAAAGGCAAATGAAAAATATGCACCTACAACCACATTACAGGATGAAAACGGTGAACCGCTGAAATGGGAGTTCAAACAGATTACTTCCAAGGAAAATGAAGCGTTGCGTGATTCCTGTACCATTGAAGTCCCGGTTAAGGGCAAGCCGAACCTTTACAGACCAAAAGTGAAAACCGCTGAATACCTTGCAAAGATGATTGTGGCATCCACTGTATACCCTGACCTTTACGATAAGGAATTACAGGATTCATACGGTGTTATGACCCCGGAAGAACTTCTTTATGCAATGGTTGACAATGCCGGAGAATATCAGGACTTCACAGTTTGGATGCAGAAGTTTCAGGGATTTACCAAGAGCCTTGATGACAAGGTGGATGAAGCAAAAAACTAATTGAAGAAGGGGATGGTGAAGCAAATTATGCTTACTATGCCCTTCACAAACTTCATATTCTGCCAAGTCAATTCTTGGAAATGGATGAACAAGAAAAGGCTTTTGTAATAGCAGCTATAAAAATCAAAGTCGAAAATGACAAGAAGGAAAAGAAAAAAGCGGAAAGCAAAGCGAAGAAAAAACACTAAGAAAGGCAGGTGATAAGGGTGTCATCTATTCAGACAGGTATTGAACTTAATGACCAGTTCAGCGGTGTATTGAACAATATTGTAAATTCGGTGAACCTTGCTGTTTCTGCAATGTATGATATGCAGCAGAGCATGAACGCAGACATTGACACAAGCAGTATTGAAGGTGCAAGGGATGAAATCAATCAGGCAACCGCAGCAATCAACGCAATGAATGAAGCCTTGAACAATCAGACTGCACCTGATATTGCACCGCCTGTTGTGGATGAAGGGAATCAAGAACCGATTCCCGCACCGATTGACCCCATAATTCCTGACCCGCTTGTTGAAAATCCTGAACCCATCAGACCGGAGATTCAGCCAAATGCACCCCCTGAACCTGTTGAAGTACCTATTCAGTGGGAATCTGACAACTTGGAAGTATTCACTGGCACTGGAATTGAACGGTTTCAGCAAGAAGTTCAGAGTGCAAACAGTATGTTGGAACAGTTAAGCAGTACGCAAGATGCGATTGCAAGACAGGCATACAATACAAATCTGTTCCCGCCTGAATCATTTCAGGATTTGAACAGGTTGGCGGTTCGGATTGATTCAGTTCGTGACCGTATTCAGCAGATTGAGAATAACCCTGTAAACCTTGGAACAGATACCGCAAATGCAGAACTTGAACAGTTACGTTCACAGTTGAACACAGCAATTCAGGAACAAAATGAACTGAATCAGGCAATGCAGAACATGGATGTTTCTGCTGCAAATGATGCTTATTTGCGTTTGTCACAGACAGTTAGCGGAACAGAACGGTATATCAGGGACAATGTTGACGAACAGGGGCGTTTCAATCAGGAAATTCAGGAAGGTACACAACAGGCAAATGAACTGACCAATACAATCAAGAACGCTGTTTTGGCATTTGTTAGTATTCAAAGTATTGGGAAAGCGTTGAACATTTCTGATGAACTTGTTCAGACCACTTCCCGCCTAAATATGATGAATGATGGACTGCAAAGCACACAGGAACTTGTCAACATGGTATATGCAGCAGCACAGGATGCACGTGGTTTATTTTCTGAAATGGCAGATGTGGTTGCAAGGTTCGGTAATAATGCCGGGGATGCGTTTGGTAGTTCAGAAGAAATTGTTGCGTTTGCTGACCTGATTCAAAAGCAGATGACGATTGCCGGGGCAAGTACCCAAGAAGCAAGCAACGCAATGTTGCAGTTATCACAGGCTTTGGGTTCAGGCGTGTTGCGTGGTGATGAATTGAACAGCATCTTTGAACAAGCACCTAACCTGATTCAATCTATTGCTGATTACTTGGATGTACCTATTGGTCAAATCCGGGAAATGGCATCAGAAGGTGAACTTTCAGCGGATGTTGTAAAAGCTGCAATTTTTGCAAGTGCAGATGAAATCAACGCCAAGTTTGAAGAAATGCCTATGACTTGGGGGCAGATTTGGCAGTCAATGAAGAACACAGCAATGATTGCTTTTCAGCCTGTACTTCAAAGATTGAACGATATAGCCAACAGTGAAGCATTTCAGACATTCGTGAACGGTGCGATTGAAGCAATGGCAACACTTGCAAATGTTGTACTGAACATTTTTGAACTGATTGGTACAGTTGGCGGTTTTATTGCTGATAACTGGTCTATTATCAGTCCTATTATCTATGGTGTCATTGGTGCGTTGGCGGTATATGCAGCTTATCTTGGCATTGTAAAAGGGATTGAACTGGCAAGTGCAGCAGCAAGTGCAGTGATGGCGGTTGGAAAGGGTCTGTATGCAGCAGCAACAATGATTGCAACTGGTGCTACATGGGCACAGACAACTGCACAGTTAGGTTTGAATGGTGCAATGTATGCGTGTCCTATCGTTTGGATAATCATGCTTATTATTGCCCTGATTGCAATAATTTTTGCAGTATGTTCAGCTATTGCCAAACTGACAGGTGTTGCAAATTCCGGGTTCGGTGTAATTACAGGCGGTATCAATGTTGTGATTCAGTTCTTTAAGAATTTGGGTCTGACCGTTGCAAATATCGCCCTTGGTATTGGTAATGCAATCGCAGCCTTGGGAAGTAACATAATGACAGCATTTCATAATGCAATCTGTTCTGTTCAGGCGTGGTGGTATGACTTACTTTCAACCTGTTTATCAGTCATTGAAAGTATTTGTGCAGCCTTGAACAAGTTGCCTTTTGTAGAATTTGACTATTCAGGTATTTCAAATGCAGCAGATGACTATGCAGCAAAGGCAGCAGAAGCAGCCGGAAACAAAGAAGATTACACCAGTATTTCAGATGCGTTCAATGATGGATTTTCAACATTTGACACATTTCAAGACGGATGGGCAGCAGATGCCTTTGATGCGGGTGCTTCTTGGGGTGACGGTGTTGCAGATGCAGTCAGCAATTTCAGCTTGTCAGATGTGTTTGGCGGTACAGATATACCAAATGTTGATGACTACACATCAGGTTTTAGTGATGCAATCGCAAATTCAGGTGTTGGTGACAACCTTGGAAGTATTGCTGATGACACTGGTGCAATCAAGGATAACATGGATATTACACAGGAAGATTTGAAGTATTTGCGTGATATTGCTGAACAAGAAGCAGTGAACAGGTACACAGTCGCAGAAATTAACATTGACCAGTCAGGTATGCAGAATAACATCAGTAGCGGTGACGATATTGACGGATTTATGACAAAACTGACAGATTCAGTGAATGAAGCGGTTGATAATATGACGGAAGGGGTGCATGAGTAAATGGCGTATGATGTATACTTGAAAAATTGTCTGTTACCCGTCACCCCTGAAAAGATACAGACAAAAATCAATAACAAAAATAAGACGGTAACACTTATCAATGAAGGTGAAATCAATATCCTGAAAAAAGCGGGGTTGACCGACATTGAATTTGAATGTGAAATACCACAGGTAAAACATCCTTATGCAGTCTATAAGTCAGGCTTTAAGGATGCCGGGTATTTCTTTGACATTTTTGAAGAACTGAAAAAGAGTAATAAACCGTTCCAGTTCATTGTATGCAGAAAAACCCCAGTTGGGAAACAACTGCTGAACACGAATATTAAGGTATCAATGGAAGATTGGAAAATCACAGAAGATGCTAAAAAAGACGGTTTTGATTTCAGGGTAAAAATCAACTTGAAGCAGTACCGGGAATACGGGACAAAAACGGTGAACATTCAGATTGCAGCATCGAAGCCAAAGGCAAGTGCTGAACCTAAACGTGAAACCAACAATTCACCCGCCCCGGCATCTGCACAAACCTACACAGTAGTAAAGGGTGATTGTCTTTGGAACATTGCAAAGAAGTTTTATGGTAACGGTTCAAAGTATACGGTCATCTATAACGCAAACAAGGGTGTCATTGGTGGCAATCCTAATTTGATTTATCCGGGACAAGTTTTGACGATTCCGGCAGCATAGAAAGGGGTGTTTGAAATGAATGTTGAACTATTGGTTGGGAATGAATCAGGAACAAAAGTGTACCAACCCGCAGTTCAGGAAGGAATTGAATGGTCAACAGAACGAAAAGACACCCCCGGCAAACTGGTTTTCAAAGTCCTGAAGGATGACATTCTTGATTTTTCAGAAGGTAGTCCTGTCAGAATGAAGGTTGACGGTGACAATGTATTTTTTGGTTTTGTGTTCAAGCAACAGCGGGCAAAAGACCAAATTATCACTGTCACCGCCTATGACCAGTTGCGATATTTGAAAAATAAAGACACCAAAGTGTATGAAGGAAAAACTGCTTCACAGTTTACAAAAATGATAGCAGATGACTATGCACTGAATGTTGGCACATTAGAAGATACCGGGTATGTCATAGAATCAAGGGTTGAAGAAAATACTTCACTGTTTGAAATGATTGCAAACGCCCTTGACCTGACCTTGACCAATACCGGGGAAATGTATGTTTTGTATGACGATTTTGGAAAACTGACACTGAAAAGCCTATCTTCAATGTATGTGGGTGTTCCGGGTGCATACCTGATGATTGATGAAGAAACAGGTGAAAACTTTGACTATACTTCATCTATTGATGAAAACACCTATAACAAAATCAAGTTGACATATGACAATGAAGATACTGGTTACAGGGAAGTTTATATTGCACAGGATTCTTCCAACATCAATAAGTGGGGAATCTTGCAGTATTTTGACACATTACAGAAGGGTGAAAATGGTCAGGCAAAGGCTGATGCACTTTTGAAGCTATACAACAAAAAGACCCGTAACCTGAAAATCACAAATGCCCTCGGTGACAATAGGGTCAGGGCGGGTTCAATGGTAGTAATCAACCTTGACCTTGGAGATATAAAGCTGAAAAACTGGATGCTTGTTGAAAAATGCAAGCATACCTACAAGGAAGGTGAACATTGGATGGATTTGACACTTAGAGGGGGTGAATTTGTTGCCTGATGCAAATGAACTTGTGGCACTATTGAAAAAGGCAGCACTGGATGCAGTCGAAGCATCCAAACCTGTCAATGTGTATTTTGGTGAAGTATTAAGTGCTTCACCGCTAAAAATCAATGTTGAACAGAAGATGATTCTTGGTGAAAAGCAGTTGATTCTTTCAAGGAATGTGACAGATTTCACCACAATGGTCACTGTTGACTGGCTGACAGAAAGCAGCCTAAGCACACACACCCATACAGTACAAGGTTCAGATGGAAACGGTGACAGTATTGACCTAACCACTGGTGCAAAGAACCTTGCACACACCCATAAGATTACAGGAAAGAAGAAAATCACCGTTCATAATGGCTTGGTTGTCGGTGATGAAGTTATCCTGATAAGACAGCAAGAAGGTCAAAAATTTATCGTATGGGATAGGATTGGAAAATGATACCTTCAACAGTTGGTTTTTTAGACCAAGATTTTGACATTGAAGAACAACCAAGCCTAACTTATAAAATGGATTTAGATGGTGATTCAATCAGGGGTTTTGTAGATGAACAAGAAGCTATGAAACAGACCGTATTCAGGATATTGAACACTGAACGGTATCAGTACATTATTTATCCTTGGTACTATGGAATTGAAACCCTTGACCTGTACGGTGAACCAGTCACCTATGTAGTCCCGGAACTGGAACGCAGAATTACAGAAGCGTTGACCATTGACACAAGAATAAACAGCGTTACAGATTTTGAATTTGACCTTGAAGTGAAGGGCGTTGTTCACGCCACGTTCACAGTACACACCATCTATGGTGAAATCAAAGCAGAGAAAGGGGTGAACATCTGAAATGTATGAAAATGAAACCTATGAAGTCATTCTTGAACGTATGCTGAACCGGGTATCTGACAAGTTGGATAAAAGACCATCTTCACCTATTTATGACACCCACAGTCCGACAGCTATTGAATTTCAGATATTATACATTGAGTTGGAATATCTGATAAAAAATTCATACGGTGATACCGCTGCAAGGGAATTTCTTGTATTGCTTGCAAAGGACAGAGGATTGACCCCTGAACCCGCAACAAAGGCTGTTCTGAAAGGTGAGTTCGCCCCGGCAACTATTGATGTGACTGGCAAGCGGTTCAATATCGGTGATATAAATTATGTGGTATTGGAACAGATTACACCGGGTCAGTATCAGGTTCAGTGTGAAATGGAAGGAACAGTTGGCAATCAGTACCTTGGTGATATGATACCGATGGAATATATTGACGGATTGCAGACTGCACAACTTACTGAAATACTGATACCGGGTGAAGATGAAGAAGATACCGAAGTATTCAGACAGCGTTATTTTGACAGCTTCAATGAACAGTCCTTTGGTGGAAATAGGGCAGCTTATATTGAAACAGTAAAGAAAATTGACGGTGTTGGAAATCTAAAAGTAACAAGGGTTTGGAATGGTGACATTCACCCGGCTGATATGATACCAAGTGCAAAAGTTACTGCTTGGTACAATTCAGTTATCAGTGGACTGGATGCAGAGGTTGCAACATGGCTTTCTGCTGTTTATATGGCTTCATATGAGAAGAAATTGACAGTTGGTGGTACTGTTCTTATAACTGTTGTAAATTCCTTGGATTTTGGAGAAGCATCAACTGTATTACTGAACAAGATTCAGGAAGAACTTGACCCAGTGGAAAATGCCGGGGAAGGTTATGGACTTGCACCAATCGGTCATGTAGTCAGTGTGAAAAGTGCTGAACCTGTTCAGTCATATATCACCACAACGGTGACATTTGATGAAGGTTACAACTGGTCAAACACCAAGACAGCAATAGAAGAAGCTGTTGGTGCGTATCTGTTGGAGTTAAGAAAGGCTTGGGCAGATAATACAAGCACCATTGTCAGGGTCAGTCAGATTGAAACAAGGATTCTTAGTGTGAAAGGTGTCCTTGATGTGGCGAACACAAAAATAAACGGTAGTACAAGCAATCTGACCTTGACCAAATATCAGATTCCAGTGTTAGGGGGTGTTTCTGCATGATAAGGGATGTTGACCTTGTTTCATATTTACCGCCTTTTATGCAGACTTACAAAGAACCTGTTGCAGCACTTGAAGCTGAAAATCCTGAATTTCAAATCATTTGGAAAGCAACAGACCGGGTGCTTTACAACAGATTTATTTCAACTGCTGATGAATACGGTATATCAAGATTTGAAAAAATGCTTGGTATTCATCCAACATCAGAAGATACCCTTGAAAGTAGAAGGTCAAGGGTTCAAAGTAAATGGTTCAATAAAATCCCATACACAATGCGGGTACTGCTTCAAAAGCTGACTGTATTGTGTGGAAATACAGATTTCAGCCTGACCCATGATTTCAAAGTTGGGTATACCCTGACATTGGAAACAGACCTTGAATTGTATGGTCAGGTGGAAGAACTGGAATATATCATCAATTCAATGATTCCTGAAAATATCGTTGTTGTTTCAAAGAACAGCATCCCTTGCAATGTGAAGGGTGCTGTTCTTTTTGGTGGTGGGGTTTGTTTCGTCAACCAATTCACAATTACCAACGATTTCAGGGAAGTGTTTGATATTGATGGAGAAGCAACATTTGGCGGTGGAATCGTTCAGACTGAAATGCTGAACATCACAAATGACAGCCGGGAAACCGTTGCTGTTCAAGGTGTTGCAAATTTTGGCGGTTCGGTAACAGATACCGCAATGGTAACTATTTCACAGGATTTTAGTGAAGTTTTCAGGGCAGACGGTGATGCAAATGTTGCATCAGGCGTTGTTCATGTGGATTTCATTGAAATAAAAACAACATAGAAAGGAATGAAAGAGAATGGCAGAGTATTCAAAACTGGTCATCACAAACGATGGTCAGGCACTTATGGCAAAAATGATTGCCGGGTCAGGGAACATTGATTTCACAAAAATCTGTTCTTCCAGTACACAGTATCAGGAAAATCAGTTGCAAAGCCTGACCGCACTTAGCAACATCAAGCAGACAACCCTTGTTTCAAAGGTGTCCCGCACAAATAATGTTGCAATCAAGGTAGAAGCAGCATTTTCAAATGTTGACATCACAACCGGGTATTATATGCGTACACTTGGGTTATATGCAGTTGACCCGGACAAGGGTGAAATTCTGTATGCTGCTTGTATTGAAACCTCAAATAACTGTTATATGCCACCATACAACGGTGTTACAGTATCGGCAGCATATATTCAGTTATATACAACTGTTGGAAATGCCGACAGTGTATCACTTGAAGTCAATCCCGGTGCATACGCAACCATCGGTGATATTCAGGAACTTGAAGCAGAAATTGCAGACCTGAAAGCATTTGTTGGTTACACTGACGGGGATATTTATGGTGTGGAAGTGGATTTCAAAAATAAGAAGTTCACACGCCTTGCCGGAGCAGTAAACAGAACACCGGGGGAAGGATTTGACAACATTCTTTGCTTTGGTGGAAGAAAACGCTGCAACTTAACGAATGATGGAAGGGTTGCAGCTTATTATGGTGAAGCGGGATTTTCAACAACTGGAAAACTTACACAGACGGTTGACCGTAACCCGGCGGGTACTGAAAACCCTGATGCTTCTTTACAGTTCGCATCCGGGACTATCGTTCAGGTAATGGTTGAACAGCCAAAGTTTTATTACAAGGTTGTTCCGCTTGAAATTGAAAAGAAGAAAAAGGGTGGTATCACAAGAAAGGTCAGATATTATGTGTCTGATACGCCAAAGGCGGGATTCAAACTTCATCCGGCTTTCATTGAGAATGGCAACGAAAATGAAAAGATTTACCTTGCAGCCTTTGAAGGTTCGCTTTATGACAGCAGTGCATCAGCCTACATTTTGGATGATTCACAGGTTGCTGACTTTGCTGCTGACCTTCTTTGCAGTATCGCAAATGCAAAACCGCTGTCAGGTCTTACACAGAACGCTACACGTGCGAATGTCAGAAAACTTGCAGAAAAGCGTGGTTCAGGTTGGGAACAGGCGTATATTGCAACAGCATCAGCTTCACAGATGCTTATGCTGATTGAATATGCAAGTTTCAATATGCAGTCTGCTATTGGTCAGGGTGCGGTGAATAAGACGGATGACGGAAGTTCAAACATGGCAGAAGCAACAGGTGTTACAATCAACCTTGGTAACGCATCCGGCACAGCTTCAAATGCTAACGGTGTTCAGTTCGTTTCCTATCGTGGTGAAGAAAACTTTTGGGGTAACATTTGGGGTTGGATTGATGGCATCAATGAATATATGGATGCTACAACCCATGAAGGAACAATCTATATCGCTGACCATTCCTTTGCAGATGACACAGGAACAGGTGCGTATGAGGATGCCGGAATCATTGCAGTATATGGAAACGGTTATATTTCAGCCTTCTGTTATTCAGAAAAATATGATTGGTTGTTCATTCCGGGTGAACTTCTTGGAAGTTCTGCTTTACCTGTCGGTGATTACTGTTGGAATGGAAACACTGGATGGCGGGTCGCTATATTGGGTGCTGGTTGGGATCATGGCTTGAGTGCCGGTGCTTTCTATTGGCGTCTGAATAGTGCTTCTTCTAATCGTCATCGGCGTATCGGCGGTCGGTTGGTGTATGTACCAAGCAAAGCAGCAGCGTAAAACCAAGTAAATGAACATTTTTAGGTAATCAGGATGCTATACGGATGACGATTTCAGGCAAAACACCATAAAAGCAAAAAAACCAAAGTCACTAAATTAGGTGCTAATTGGAATAATGGCTTGAATACCAGTGCTTTCTATTGGAATCTGAATAATGCTTCTTCTAATCGTAATCGGAATATCAGCAGTCAGTTAGTAAATGCACTAACTTCACCCCGTCAGAAATGGCGGGGTGTTTTTATAAGAATAACAATGTACTGAAAACTGATTACCGTGCCACTTGGCAAAACATCAAAATTTATGGACTGTATTAGTAGGTTGTACTCATTCGTGCAAGTCGAAAGTTCGGTTCAGTGCATACAGAGAAGGGAAACCAGTGAAACGCTATGGCAACTTATATGAAAAAATCTGTTCAATGGAAAACCTTGAACTTGCTTTTAAGAACGCAAAGAAAGGAAAAGGGTGGTACAAGGAAGTTCAGCAGATAGAGAAAAGACCATATTACTACTTGGCGGGTCTGCAATGGATGCTGAAAAACCATAAATACAAAACTTCTGAATATGCGACTTTTACCAAGAAAGACGGAAAGAAGGAAAGGGAAATATACAAACTTCCATTCTTCCCTGACAGAATCGCACAGTGGGCGGTTTTACAGGTTATTGAACCGCAGTTATTAGCGTTTTTCACAGATGACACCTATTCTGCAATACCAAACAAAGGTATTCATGCAGCTTTCAAAAAGTTGCGAAAAGCAGTTGATACAGTGCCGGAAGAAATGACCTATTGCTTGAAAATCGACTGCAAGAAATTTTACCCTTCCATTGACCATGAAACACTTAAACAAAAGTTCAGACGGAAATACAAAGACCCTGAACTGCTTGAACTGATAGATGAAATTATTGACAGCATCAGCACTTGTCCGGCAACGGATGAAAACATTGAATTTTATCGGTCTTGTGGTAATGAAATCAAGATAGTGAAGGTAAACGGCAAGGACTTCATTGAAGGTGTCGGTATTCCAATAGGGAATTATTTTTCACAGTATGACGGCAATTTCTTCCTATCAGGTTTTGACCACTGGATAAAAGAAGTTAAGCGGGTAAAGCACTATTACCGTTATATGGATGATATTTGTATTTTTGCAAGAACCAAAGAAGAACTGCATCAGTTACTTGCAGAAATCAATGAATACTTCATACAGAATTTGAAATTAAGAATAAAAGGGAACTATCAGATATTCCCTTCATTCATCCGGGGTATTGATTTTGTTGGGTACAGGATATTTTTGAACAGTACCCTGTTGAGAAAATCCACCTGTCAGGAAATGAAGCGGAAGATGACCAACATCAGGAAGAAAGTTGAAAACGGTCAGGAAATGAACTATTCAGAATGGTGTTCAATCAATTCCTATAAGGGTTGGTTGAAACATTGTGACAGTTCCCATTTATCAGATAAATATATTGTGCCTATTCAGCAATACGCTGATTATTATACAAACCATATCAAGGCAAAGAAAAAGAAGAAAGGCGGTAAAAAGCATGAAAAAGTACGGAAAAGTACGCAGTACAAAGCAGCCTGAACAGAAGGTCATTGATGACTATTCAGTTTGGATTGCAGAGAACATCACCCCGGTCACAGAAGCCGGGACAGATGAACAGCCGGGGTTCACTGGTTATGAATATGACCTGACCCAGTACACCAAGGATGAATACATCAAAATGATTGATGACAGGAACGCATCTTTGGAAGATCAGATGACACAGGCACAGGAAGCCATGTGTGAAATCTATGAAATGATGGCATAAGGAAGGGGTGAGAATATGGCAAACATTTATGCAGCACTTATCATCAAGGGTAAGAAGTCAATCAATGATGTTCCTGACAAGATCAGGGATGAAGTCAAACAGGTGCTTATTGATGAAGGACACCCGGAACTGGCAGAAGGTGGTAACTGATGTTGTTTCAGTTCATCATAAAAATTTTATTCAGAAAGGATGTGGAATCTATGGCAGTGATCTATGCAACCCTTATCATTAAGGGCAAGAAAACCTTTGCTGATGTACCTGAGAAAATCAAGGACAAAGTGAAGGAAGTTCTGATTGACCTTGATTGCCCTGAATTAGCAGAGTAATCAACAGACAAGGAAATTATCACAGGAACAAAAACAACCGCTATATGACCATTATATGAGGTCACAAGCGGTTGTTTTTATGTTCAGAAAGGACAGAGAAAATGAAACAAACTATTTGCAGTGTATTAGGTGTGATTGGTTCAGCAATCGCATCTTTTTTTGGTGGTTGGGATGCGGGACTTGCAACCCTTCTGATCTTCATGGGTCTTGATTACATTTCAGGATTGATTGTTGCGGGGGTATTCAAGAACAGTCCCAAGACAGACACAGGTTCACTTGAAAGCAAGGCGGGGTGGAAAGGTCTTTGCAGAAAATGCATGACCCTGATTTTTGTACTGGTTGCGTACCGCCTTGATCTTGTCATTGGCACAAATTACATCAGGGATGCAGTAATTATTGCGTTCATTGCCAATGAAACAATTTCCCTTGTGGAAAATGCGGGTCTTATGGGTTTACCACTTCCGGAAGTCATCACCAAGGCTATTGATATTTTACAGAAAAAGACAGAAAGTGAGGGTGAATAATTATGGGTTTAGTAGTAGGTTCAGCAAGAATTGATGAAAACGGCAAGATTTCCGGCGGTGTGTTGGGTGACAACAACGGTAGGGAAGTAAGTACACAGCCGTATTATTTGCACAGCAAGGGTTGGTATGTTTTAAGACCAAAGACTATTGCACTTGCAAATGGTCTTGCATCTGCAATGTCAGATGCGTGTGCAAATAACCATATTGGTTACGATCAGTCTAACCGTTATGGTGTCATTAAGATGGTCAGAAAATACGGCAGCATGAAAGCAATCAAAGAAAAGACAGAAGCAGACTGTTCTTCCTTGGTTCGTGGTTGTTGTATTCAGAACGGTTTTGACCCCGGTGATTTTGCAACATCAGGTGAAGCAGCCAAACTTGAAGCAACTGGAAAATTTGAAAAAAGGCAGTCTGTCAGTGCCAATACTGTTTTATATAATGGTGATGTACTGGTTACAAAAACATCAGGTCACACTGTTATTGTGGTAAGTGGAAACAGTAGATCAGCAAGCAACGGTCAGAGTGCTGCACCAGTTACTTCAAAAACCGCAAAGTCATCTGCACAGAAAAAGTCATCTGCCGTTGCCGGAACATATAAGACAAGCACTGATTGTCTTATGCGTAACGGTGCGGGAAAACAGAACGCATCAATGGTTGTGTTAGAACAGGGGACAGAAGTGAGGTGCTATGGTTACTATTCTGAATATCATGGTGTAAAATGGCTTTATGTTCAGGTAACATACAAGGGTGTGAAATACACTGGTTTTGTTTCTGAACGTGTCCTGAATAAGCAGTAACCGGGTGTTACTAATTTGTTACTAAATAGCGGGATTTTGTGAGATTTGCGGAGATATTCAAAACTGAACTTTTCAGCAAATACGGGCAAAAAGCGGGGTATTATATCAATGAAATTTATGATATAATGTGCGTAAGCAATGAGCAGTGCCAATCGAGAATATGCAGACCGGACATGCTTGCATGGTGAGGTCTGTATATATCGAGAGTGATAGGGCGA